CTAGTATTAGCGAAAGTAAATCTAAAAGACAAGCTCTATCTATACTTTTATTATACTTCAAAACTCATTATAACTCTTCTCTTGTATTAGGTCTTAAAGATTTTTTAGTCGATAATGACTTTTTTACATCTAGTGATATTATGAACGCAGATCTCGATAAAGAAAACACTTCCGATGTCGAACACGACATTTTTAGTGGTCCTTCCATTAAAGATCAATTAGATTTCGATTATCAGTCTTCTGCACAACCAACTTGGTTGACAACGTTGAAAGCGTGTCATAAGAATTGGTCCCTTGCTAAAAGCGTTCCCGCTTTTGGTAAAGTTTCAAAACTTATTTCCATGTTGGCAGCCTTAGGGCTTTGCGAGTTATCTCGTTTTAATGTAGACTTTAATGGAGTCCGCATTTTTTCCATAGGAGCATATAGCAAACATGTTAGTGCACCAGATCTTATGTCAGCATTGCTCGATACTATCGTATACTTTGCTGAAGGAGCTTATAAGTTCTTTGAGACTGGTGATATCACTACTTTTTTGTACACTGATTCAGATGCCATGCATTTCGAAGAAAATTATTTCAAAATTTGTGAAATGAGTAATTTTGTTCGCTGTGGAAATTTGTCCAAGTTCGAGGACGGACAAGCTACTGAGAAAGAGTATGATCTTTTATTAGTTAAAACTATCGAGAGTGGACAAGCTATTCTTAGAGGACTTAGTGGCCCTGAGAAAACTATTATGTCTACTAAATTTGAAAAATTACGAAGACTCAGAGCAGATTTTGTTCAATATAGAACTTCTGGACAACTTAGGATGGCACCATTTGGATTATATATCCATGGTGCATCTGCTGTAGGAAAATCCTACGTTTCGGCCTTGCTGATGCGCTTACTGTTAAAAATGAATGATTTTGATTGCAGCGATGAGCGTCTCATGACTCTTAATCCTAGCGATAAGTTTATGTCAAACGCAAAATCTTTTGTCAATGGTATTTTCCTTGACGATGTAGGTAATACTAAACCTGATTTTTGCGAGGAGGCTTTTACACAACGCATGATTGACCTTATCAATAACATACCGTATTATGCCAATATGGCAGAATTGGATCAGAAAGGCAAATTAGCCCTTGAACCCAATGTGGTAGTTATGACCAGCAACTTGATGCTTGATCGACTTGCCCGTATTTATTCTAATGATGTTATGTCTATTATCCGTAGATGTAATATACATTTGACTGTTTATGTCAAACCAGAATATTGTATACATGGTAATCAATTAAATTCTGAAAAAGTACGTAATGATTTTGGAGCAGATCCTTATCCTGACGTATGGGAATTTGATTGCTTTATTGCAGATAATACTGATGATCCTAAGGGAGAGTTAAAGAAACTATTTGATGAAAGAATATCTTTAGTTGAAGTTATTTCTCTCTTGCAAGAGCACTCTGCAAGGCATTTTAAGAATCAACTTGTAGTTGTGGAAAATTCCAAAAATTTAGGCGAGAAATTGGAGCTTTGTCAATTGTGTAGTTTACCAACATCTATGTGCAAATGTTGTCAGTTTGGTATAGATATCCCTGCGGAGATTAGAAAATCCGTAGATTGGATTTTGGACCATCGTGTTCTAAATGTTTTATATATTTTCCAGGACAATCAGATTTATTCTAAACATGTTTCCACAATAATTGCTTTTTTGAAAAGGCAGGATAGATGGGAAGGCCCAGATACTTTTCGTAATTTTGGTCATTGTTCCATTCTTTTTGCATTATTGTGGTATCTTTTCTTTTCCGTTATTAATTTTATGTGGTTTATTTCAGCTATATATTTTTATTTATCTTCTTTTTATGTCTTTTATAAAACTAAACTTATTGCCATATCTGAATTTCACGGAACAGTTAAATATGTTTTTAAGTCTGTTCGATCACAAAGAGCTAAGAGATTCTTTGCTTCTTGTGTCGTTGTTGCAATAGCTTATAAACTTATTAAACGTTATAGAGCTTTTTTGCAATTTCAAGGTAATTTGCTTAACCCATCCGCTGAGGAAGTGGATATTAGGGATAAAGAAGCAAATCCTTGGGTCGGCGCTTATGTCCAGCCCGTACCTCAAAATCTTCATGTACAATGTAGTAAGGAGCAACTTATAAATAATGTTGAGTCTAATCTATGTTACTTGAGATTACCTCACCATCCTGATGGTGTTGCGTTTTGTGATATATTTTTCTTAAAATCAAATATTGCTGTCATTCCACAACATATGTGGCATGCAGAAGATATGAGATATGAAGTGTACCACACACAACGAGTAGTAGCTAATGGCGATACCGCCCCACATAAGCGTGGACATGGTATACTTAGCCGTTTGCACTCCTACCACATTCCTGGTACTGATTTATGTATTGTATATATTCCAGGATGTGGAACTTGGCGAGATGTTACAAGATTTTTGCCAGATTCTAAGATAGGAGATACCCATGCGACTATGATATATAGGCGTAATAATGGGACTACTGTAAGATTCAGTACGTATCTGAACAAGTCTGATATTATTAAAGTCAAAGATTTGGAATATTCTGGACATACTTATGTTTTACCTATAGACACTTTTTGTGGTTTATGTATGGGAACTTTGATATCAGACACTAAACCCTCTCTCATTGCAGGCTTTCATTTGGCTGGCAATGGCAAGCATGGTGCTTCGGGCTTTTTAACAAAAAATATGGTTGAAAATGCCTGTTCACAGTTAAGTAAAATCAATTCAATTTTACTACCACACAGTGATGGAAATTTTCCGGAAAAACAATGTGGTGTAAAACTTTTAGATAGTACTTCTGTGCACCAAAATTCCTGCGTTAATTATATACCAGTTGATGGAGTTTTTAATGTATATGGATCTTGTCCTGGGAGGGCCACCTATAGGTCTGAAGTTGTAAAATTACCTATATCTGATGATATTACAAAGGTCTGCGGAGTGCCTTGTTTATGGGGAAAACCCAAAATGCACCCTTGGAAGCCTTTTTATGTAAATTTACAGAACACTTCAAACCCCTCTCTCGGTTTTCCTGCTCAAGCTTTGGAATGGGCAGTCAATGATTGGCTTGAACCAATGTTAAAATTGATCAAGCAGAAACCTTGGAATAAGTCTGTTAGACCTTTGACCGAAGTTGAAACCGTGAGTGGCATCGATGGGCAACGCTTCATGAATGCTATGGTAGGTAGTACCTCTATCGGCGTTCCTCTGAGTGGACCCAAGAAGAATCATATGCTTGCATTGAATCCTGATTATTATCCAGGACATGCATGCCCTATGGTTTTTGATGAAACGATAATGACTGAAGTTGCACGTCTTAAGGCTGCATATCTTAGTGGCGAGCGCGGATATTTTATATTAAAAGCGTCCCCTAAAGATGAAGCTACAAAACTAGACAAGGACAAAGTTAGAATTTTCTTTGGATGTCCTGGTGCTGCCTTATATATTTTGAGGCAGTATTTACTTAGTGTTATTCGTTTTATTTGTATGAACCCACTAGTTGCTGAATGCGCTGTCGGAATAAATTCACATGGTCCTGAGTGGGACCAACTGGCAAAGCATGTTACCAAATATGGTAAAGATCGCATTTTAGCGGGTGATTACAAGGCATATGATACTCGAATGTCGTCTCAACTTACTTTAGCTACGTATAATATGTATGTTAAGATTGCTGAGGCTTCTGGCAATTACACTCAAGATGATATAACAATCATGAAGGGTGCGATTACTGATTCTTGTTATCCTTTCATTTCTTTTAACGGAGATTTGATTTCTTTGCACGACTTACACATTTCTGGTACACCTATTACAGCTGTAGCCGGTAGTGGCGCTAATTCATTAATGCAAAGATGTGCCTACTATACCGTCACAAAACAAGAAAACAAGAAGTTGGAAAAATTCCGTGATATTGCTTCTATTCAAACTTTCGGAGACGACACTGAAGGTAGTGTTGCAGAGAGAGCAGAACATTTCAATTTTATTTCACTTCAAAATTTTCTAGCCGAATCTGGTATAGAGTTTACCATGCCCGATAAAAAGTCAGCTCCTAAAAAGTTTCTACATATTGACGAAACGGATTTTCTTAAAAGAAGAAACGTTTATTGTGAAGAATTAGATCAAATTATGGGTGCATTGGATAAACAATCTATTTTCAAATCATTGCACTGTGTATTAAAGAGTAAACACGTTACTACTTTACAGCAAGCGCAAATGAATATTGATGGAGCTATGAGAGAAATCTTTTTACATGGCAAAGATGAGTACGAAACTCTTCGAGCCCAATTAAAAGAAGTAGCTGCTAGAAATGATGTGCACGGTTGCCTTATGTTAGGTGTTTCATATGATGAACATATGCAAAACTACAAGGAAAAATATTACGGAGCAGAACCTGAAACACAAGAAGTCGGAGAAATTTTCGATTTCGTTTTTCAATCCGGGACCGAACGTTACCTCTCTCCCAAAGAGTATTCCCGTTCACGTTATGTGGCCAAGAGAGCTGCACAACGGGAGTTAGATAGGAAGAAAGGTTGCATTTTCGAGTATGAGGATGAAACGGTTAAAATTGTGCGCAGGCACCATGCTTCCAACATTATTAAAGGTGTTGAGGAACTTCCCAGTTTTTTCGCTATGAAGAAGAATAAAAGAACAACTAATTTTTTCGATTTATTGAGGATCATGCCACATAAGCCTTGTTTTTATGAGTCTGAAATGACCGCACCTGGTCAACCACCCTTAGGGGATATAGACTTAGGCTTTTTTGTTGGTGGTGATAGAGAATTTGCCATTTTTGAAATGAAAAAGACACTCCACAAAGGTTGTTCTTCAAAGAATCGTCGCCAGGTTGAAGCTATGGTGAGACATTTATCTCGTTATAATAAGGATGCCATTTTTCATGGTTTCTTAGCACGAGGTACAAAGATTCATCATGTAGCTTCTTCTGGCGAGCCGTGTAAGAAAGTTCGCAAGTTGGAATTATTTACTCACTGCTACTCCGGTGTGGTGTTATAATAATCATCTTCACGGCTCTGACCTGGCGAGGTCATTAAATATACGCTCTCAGACCTGGCGAGGTCTTTAAAAATACGCTTTCCCTTGGCATTAGGTGTATAATGCCACTCCATCCCATTGATTACGACAGAGTAAAAATGATTTGTCTGTGTTAATTTTAGCTCTGGCGCTTTGGGGTGTGTGTATATTATTGTATATAAACAGACGTCCTTTGGAGAGTGAGTCGCTCCATAGGTACTAATACGAACTTACTTCAAATGATAAAAACATAAATATAAGTATGGCAGAAAGTTATATGAAAGAACAAAACGTGTCTTTTAATGATCAGTCTGCTGGATACAAGTATGAAATTACTTCAAGTATTGATAGTACTCGTACAAATACTGACGCTAATGATGTGGACTTAGGTAACTTTTTTGAAAGGCCTTTGAAAATTGCGTCGTATGAATGGTCCACAACTATTACTCTTTTTGAAACTTTCAACCCTTGGACTCTATTTTTAGAAAATCCGAGAGTTGCTAACAGAATTAGTAATTATAAGCTATTGAAAGGTAAATTGCATGTAAAATTCATGGTTAATGGTAATGCTTTCTATTATGGTAGATTGTTAGCTAGTTATCAACCTAGACACTTGTCGGATGATCTTACTGTAAACAGAGCCTTAGTTTTTGCTGATAATGTGGAAGCTAGTCAAAGACCACATATTTTTATTGATCCATGCACTAATCAGGCTGGGGAGATATCATGTCCTTTTCTGTGTGATACAGATGCTCTAAATATTCCTAAGGGAGATTGGAGGAAAATGGGAGAAATGTCACTTCGTGAATTAACCCAATTAAGACATGCTAATGGAGCTACAGAACCAATTACCATTACTGTTATGGCTTGGATGTCTGAAGTTACCTTATCCGCCCCGACTGCTGCCAACTCCGCTGGGCTTACGGCTCAAGTTGGATTTGAACCACAATGTCATTTCGAATTTCAAAGCGGTAACAGCAAGAAAAGTAGACTTAACAAAACCACAAATATGCAAAACAAAAATAATAGTAAAATGGCAAAGCAGGATGAATATGGTACGGGTCCGGTTTCGGGCCCTGCTGCAACGGTTGCAAGAATCGCTGGTATGCTTAAAGACGCACCTGTTATCGGTCCTTACGCCAAAGCGACTCAAATTGCTGCTGGCGGCATCTCAAATATTGCTAAATTGTTTGGCTATTCTCGACCTCCTACTTTAGCCCCTGAGGTCAAGGTCCAACAGAGACCCCTCACTGGGTTAGCTTTGACAAATATTCCAGATGAAACAGAGAAATTGTCTTTTGATGCTAAACAGGAGTTGACTGTTGATGGATCAGTAGTCGGTCTTGATAATACTGATGAGATGACTATTAAAGGTATCGCCACACGTGAGTCTTTTTTGACTTCAACTACTTGGCAAACTACCGATTTAGTAGATCAAATTCTTTTTAGTTCTGCTGTTACTCCATGCCAAAAATTGCAATATGGCACTTCTCCTATCGAATATCATCAAACTGCGTGTTCATTTGCGTCAGTTCCTTTTAAATATTGGAGGGGTACTATGAAGTATAGATTCCAAATTGTTTCAAGTGCCTATCATAAAGGTAGGATCAAAATACAATGGGATCCCGTAATATATCAATCTCAGGAGACTAACGTTCAGTATACACAAATTGTTGATATATCTGATGAGAAAGATTTTACTATGGAAATAGGTTGGGGTAGTGAATATGGTTGGTTAGATTGTGTCAGTTATAAAACAGCTGCACACACTACTAGGATAGCCTATCCCACTTCTATTAGCAATACTTTTGCAAATGGAGTACTTACAGTTTCTGTTTTAAATACTCTAACTTCTCCGAGTTTGTCAGCAGGTGATACTGTTTCTCTTAACGTATTCGTTTCCGCTGGAGATGATATAGAATTTGCAGTTCCTACTACATCTCAGCTTGCTGTCCATTCTTATTTTCCACAGATTGGTTTTCAACCACAATCTGGTATGGAAGATACCAGTATTGTACAGCAGGATAAGGATTGTACTGATGAACCGTCTAAACCAATGGATCAGCAAATTATGAATACATTTGCAATGGCACCGGATATTACTGATTATAATGCAGATGTATATCATGGCGAATCCGTTCGGTCTTTTCGTCAATTATTGAAGAGATACAATTTTGTCGGAACTATTGGAATTAAGGCGGATAACTTAGCTTTCGAAAATAATTTTGTTATGAAACATTATCCTCCTCTTCCCAATCAAAATACTAATTCTTATTGGGATGACTTGCTTGGTACTGCACATGGTAAAAATATGAATTCTACTACGTTATTGTCGTACCTCTATCCAGCTTTTGTAGCTATGAGAGGGGGTACCAGATGGCGTATAATTCAGTTCAGCAATAGGGATACGCAGACTCAGGGTACTTTGACTATTTCTTTAGATCCTGACGCCACTATTTGTGGACCTCGATATGCCGCGTATGTTGATTTAACAACTCCTTTTCAGCAATATTTCAATGGAAAGAGACTTACTTCCGGGTTGTATTCATGGGCAGGTCAATCAATACA